TTCCATAACCTGAGCCCGGGTTTGCACCACCACCTGAGCCACCTGAGCCTGCTGCGCTGTAACAACATTGTGAACCGCGACCTCCGCCAGTTGACGAAATCGTTGTCGGACCATAAAAGATCGAGTTTCCACCAGCAGTAGGCGTAGCACCACCATACACGCCACCTGAGCCTGCACCACCAACAGTCACAGTATAGGTAGTTGCAGTCAAAGTTTGGCTACTTGTTCGGAAACCACCTGCACCACCACCACCACCTCGGTCATTACCACCACCAGCACCACCACCAACAACCAAAATATCAGCAGTTGGATAATCTCCCGCGACGCTAACAACTAATGAACTGTTGCCAGTAAAGATGTGACTCTTGTAATTGCTGTAAGTGTTCGTAGTGCCACCAGTTGCCGACATAAACACAGCAGATGTAGTGAAACCAACACCAGCCGACTGTGAACCTGAACCATAAGCGTTTTTTGGTCGCATATACACCGTGTAACTAGTATTAGAACTCAAGCCTGAGATGGTTTTCGGGCTAGTTGTAGTTGAAGCATCAACCCAACTCGTCAAATAGTAATCGTAACCAGTTATTGCACTACCACCGGCTGTTGTCGAGAACGAAACCGTTGCTGTAGTGGTCGTAACCGTCACACCTGAAATGGTTGTCGTACCCGTAGGAACACCAGCAGTCGTAAAAGTTACACCACTCGAAGCCGGACCTGAACCAACAATATTTACACCACGCAAATAAACGGTATAACTCGTATTTTGTGTCAAGCCACTAACAGTTACAGGACTTACAGCATCTGCAGGACTTAGCGCAGTCCAAGAAGAGTTATTAAACGAATACTCATAGTTCGTGATTGCTGAACCACCATCATTCGTTGGTGCCGTAAACGAAATAGCAACATTCGTATCAGTTGGAATAGCGCTTAAAGTCGTTGGCGCAGTTAACGGTGCGCTTACTGTTGGGTCAACACCCCCAAGGATTTGCATAACTAACTCGCTATGTTGCCGACCAACACCCAGTCGTTAGTGGCAATACAAATAAGGGTGGCTACCGCATATTGACCAAACGTTTTTGTTTTCGTACCCGAACTCTTCATGGTCACAGTCGCAGCAGGACTAAAAGTTACTTGACCTGCTCCTAACTGCATGATGTTAATTTGATCACCGATAGCAAAAGTTGATGCCGGAATAGTAACCGTAATCGAAGCAGCATTACTACAAGTCACCAATCGACCAACATCGCCAACTACCAGCGTGTATGAAGTTCCTGTTTGGGCGTTAACGGTGATAATACTTGCAGCAACAGTCGTCATATTCGCTGCTGTCAGCGTATCCCCGGCTGTAAACGTTGGTCTGATCGGCATAGTGCTCCTATTCTAAATGCTTATAGTCGTGTGAAAAACATAAACCGGCGATTAGTTAAATCGTTTTCGTCTATCTATATGGATATTTCGTCCCACGATAAATCGGTTTCATTCCAAACATACATTTTGTCGTCTGTTGGACGTGGAATAGGTGGCTGCCAATCATGGTTTATATCTAACGACCACGATGGAAACGGTTGAGGCGCAACAAAAACGTCTGCTATCGCATCGTACTTAAAGCCAATACCGGCATATTGTTTTCGAATTCGATGGTTGTATGATGTTCGCACACAATACTGTTCACGAAAATTGCCATAGTATTCCTCCCAATCAGAAATGCCATCTACAACTTCATTTTCGTTGCGACCAGTTATTACTTCTGTCACAATAAAGTTTTCATTAAGAAATGCGTAATGTGCCATTAGATCGTTATCGTTCCTGTTCCAGCCGTAAACGTATAAACTATGTAACCCGAAGGCGTAGTTTTTGTATATGTAAGTCCGGCACTAATACTCGTCAAGTCCTTGTATGAATTCGAATATCTAATAATTACAATTCCTGAACCACCAGCACCACCACCAGCAGTAGCAAAAGTAGAGCCCGGGTTTGATTCACCGCCTCCACCACCGCCACCACCTAAATTAGTTCCACCGCTTGTAGGTGGGTCACTGTAAGCGGTACCAGTACCGCCACCGCCTGAGCCACCGTAACCCCAAGTTGTGTAACCGCCAGCACCACCACCACCTGCATAAGTTGTGCCAGTTATTGTGCCTGCCGCACCTGCACCACCCGTAAGACCTGAACCAGCAGCACCAGCACCACCACCACCACCGCCACGGTTATTCCAAATACCTGCTGCACCGTTATTACCTTGACCACTCGTCCCAGTACCAGCAGTTTGTTGAGAAGGTTGATTAGTTCCACCACCGCCACCTCCGCCCGAACCGCCACTTGTAGCAACATCGTTTTGACCACCGCTACTACCACCACCAGTAGACGTAATGGAACTGAAAACAGAATTATTACCTGCACCACTTGCCGAATAACCGCCGGCAGGATACGAACCACCACCAGTTCCGCCGCCACCGACTGTTACCGTCAAAGTACCTGAAACAGCAAAACTTGATGCTTGTTTCATACCGCCAGCGCCGCCACCGCCACCTGCACCACCTGATGCACCACCGCCACCTGCTACAACGAGATAGTCGACTGAACTTGGTGCAGTATAAATAACTTTGATCGCAGTTCCGGTTCCTGTACCTGATCCGATAGCCGTACGCGAAGTGTTATTAAGTTTGACTGCAACATCCGTACCCAAACCCGAGCCGGTAGCCGTACGAGGATAAACACCATAAGACGCCAAAGTATTCGTACCAATAATTCCAATAGTTGCAGAATCCAAAACCAACCAAGCAACCTTTGTGGCAACCGTCGCACTAGAACTTGTTCCTGCGTTCGTTCCAGTTCGAATTACAGTACGCAAACCGACAGCAGTATCACCCGAAGTCGCAGCACCAGCACCTGTAGCCGTACGAGGCATCGTCGTAAACGAAGCCAACACATTGGTATTCAAAATACCGTCAACAGCAGAATCCAAAATTAGGTAAGCAATTCTAATACCTGTAGCACTAGAACCGCCAGTACCGGAACCTGTAGCCGTTTTAATTATTTTCTGTGATCCAACAGCCGTACCGGAACCGATGCCTGAGCCAGTTGCCGTACGTACACGCGTTACAAAACCAACCGCCGTGTCACTAGTAGTTGCACCACCTGCACCAACCGCACCACGAGGCGAAGTATGCAAACCAATAGCAGTTCCAGCACCAACACCTGAGCCTGTAGCAGTTCTAATGGCAACAACAATTCTTACGGCTGTACCAGTACCCGTTCCCGAACCGGTGCCAGCACGAGGCGCAATATGAACGCCAATAGCAACGTCAGCAGTCGTAGCCGATCCGGAACCTGTCGCCGTACGAGGCGAAATATGAAGTGTCACAATAATCGACGAACCTACGCCCGAACCTGTGCCAGTTCTTGGTGAAATATGCAAACCAACAGAAACCGAACCCGCTGTAGCACCACCAGCACCGGTAGCGGTTCTTGGTGCAATATGCAAACCGTAAGCAACACCAACACCAATACCTGCAGTTCCTGCAGTACCGTTCGCAGTACGCGTAAACGTCGTAAACGATGCAGGCGAAAACTTGTACGTAATTTGATGCGATAAAGGTGTAATCGTTTGATCGATATGCTCAATCGTTACATTCTGATATATCTGCGATGGTGAACCAACACTAAAAGTTTTGTAAATACGAACCGTGTCACCTAAATCGAGATCCATGATTTCTTGCTGATCGACTGCACTAATAGAATCACCAGCAAACTGCACAGTCATACTATCGAAACGATATGAAGGCGTTCCGTACAAACTTAACAAATAATCAGCCATAATCTGCGCATCAGCATCAGAGCAAAGCAGATCCGATAACGATAACGACGAAATACCAAACGTAGTTTGACTTGGCGTATTGTTCGCTAATCCCGGATTCGTCGAACCAATCGGTTTAGCAATAACTCGATTAAAAAGGTTTTCTTGTCCGTAAATAATCGACAACGAATTATATTTCGTTCCAGTTGCATCATCCGCAAATAGTTTCCACGAAGTAGGCGAACCAGTAATACGATTCGTATACAACAACGAACCAGCACCAGTCATAAACATATATCCACGCTCAGTCGCAACTACTTGCTGAAGTGCATCCAAAACACGTGTACCTGCATCTATCGGATCATTCAAACAAGTAATCGTGCCAGCCGCAATACTAGTCGTTCCCGGATATGCAACTTCTGTACGAGCCAAAATCGTATTCACACGTGAACCGGAAAGTTCATTTGACGGTGTAAACGCATTCAACTGAATATTCGCTAACGTCAAAAAATCATCAGAAATATCTAACGAAACGGTTGAACGCGTAATTGTAGTAGTTGGCTGATACTGAATATCAACATCTGTAATTCGACCAGTAAAAATAGGCGTATTTTCATAATACAAAATAACACGTCGACGAACAGTAACACCTGACGTTCCAGTTACCGGATCCCAATAACGACTCGACTGGTTAACAGGATCAAGTTCACGATCATTATTAGATAAAAGCACATTCATCGTTCCGGCTTGAAAATCCTGAAACTGATCATGTCGCCCGCGACTAAGAGACACTTCTAACAATCGGTCAGTTAAATCATCGTGCGCACGACCATTCAAATAACAATTACCATCAAGCACACCTAACGTCGGACTGTCCAACGTAAAATAGTTAACAGGCAAACCAAGTTCAGCAATTAGGGAGTATTCACCACCCCAAGGCATTACCTCAGCCATTAGAGAGTCTTTACAGGTATTTTGCCGTTACGACGCTGATATCGAATAAGTTCATTTACGATCGCGTCACCAATATCTTTACCACCAGCACCAAAGCCGGCTTCAATATTCAAGTTGATGACCGTGTCACCACCACCTTGCATCTGACCGAAACGATCCAAAGGTATAACAGCCTCAGGACCGGCTTCACCAACCATTGCCAACGTAGGCGAATTAACTACACCACCGTTCGCCATCATCAATGCACCTTCCCAACCTGCAAACATACTTTCGGTCCAAGTCGACGCTCTAGCCATAAAGTCATCTAAGGAATCTGCACCAGTTGCTATACCCGGGATATTCAACAAATCTTTACTTAGTTGATCCCAATCAATATTCGCTAAAACATCACCATTTATTACTCCACCGGACAACGTAGTCCCAGTTCCCAAACCAGTCGGTCCTTTGCTTCCTGTGGTTACGGTCGTTGCAGTTTTCGTAGCATCACCAATAGCGGTATCCATACCGTTAATCAAGTCGTCGAGATTAAAGTCACCCCAATCAACTTTCGTTCCTTCAACCTTCAATTTGATTTTTACTTCACGTTCCATCTTGTCAGCAAGGTCATCCATGATCGCCATAATCGACGGAGTCAACGCCCGCATCTGATCAACCAAACCTTGCACCTGTGCTGTCGCTTGATCGATACCGGCTTGATACCATTTCGTAGCACCGATTAAAGCGACCTCAGCAGCAGCAGCCTCGACAGAAGTTAAAAGATCATTCGTTTCGTTTATCGCAGTAACACCACCAAGGATCAACTCATCAGCGATTTTCGTACCAGCAGTCGTGCCAGCAGCAAGAACTTGTTGCAAGGCGCTCTGACCCAAGCCCATCGCAATCAGTTTTTTAATATCATCAGCAAACGTTTTGCCAGCCAACGCTTGTTCCTTAAGACGATCAACAAACGTTTTTTGACTTTCAATCGATGCTTTTGCTTCTTCGTCCTGAGCAGTTTTTAAGTCTTTCGCAGCCTTAGCAGAATCGAGTTTTGCGTCAGCAATTTCTTTTTCTGCGTTTGCAATATCTTCTGCACCAGCAAGAGATACAGTAGCAACATTCGTTTTTGCATCAGCAACATCTTTTTCTGCGGCGGCTATTTCATCGTCTGTTACTCGTGCTTTTGCACGTGTTTTCACAAGATTTTTTTCTGCTAACGCTACTTGATCAATACTTTCAGTTGACTTAGCCAAAACTTGGTCACGAACTTTTAGCAGATTTTTTTCAGCAAGCGTGACCTTGTCAATACTTGCAGTCGAATTGATCAACGCATCACTACTTGCTTTTTGAGAATCAACAAACGCTTTGGTAGCAGATTCACCTTTACTAAACGAATCGCTAAAACTCATCGTTTTTGTTACTGCATCACTTACAGTTTTAGAAAAATCAGCAAAAGCAGTTTTTGCATTATCCAACAATTTCGTGGCATTGCCAATAGCAGTTGCGAACTGATCGCCAATAGCCTTCGTCAAATCTTTGTATTGCTCGACGAGTTTCGGTGTAACTGTTTTCGCACCAGCAATAGACGAACTTAAAGCACTAATTTCTTCTCGGGCTTTTCCAGCATTGAACACAAACGTGCGACCTAATGCAGAATCAAACGAATCCTGCATTACCCCTTGGAAACTTAGAGTCGCATCTTTAACTTTTCCGATCGACGTAGTTAAAGCATCAATCCGTTTTTGTGCAGCATCAAGAACTTTGTTCGTTCCACCACCAGTTCCGGGCGGTTTCGGGTTCGTATCCGTATTACCAGTTGACGGTGCTGTTGCGCCAAAACCACCGGTAACGCCAGCAGCCTTATACATAGCAGCAATCGCCACCTGTTGTGCATGGGCTGCAATAGCAGTTTTATCTGCCATTCGTTGAGCAGAATCAGCACTTGCACCAAAAGCCAAACTTGCTGCACCAGCATTCGCAGCAACTGTCTTAAGTTTCGCAGCACTCAAATCTATTTGATAATTCACATGGTCGAGAGTTGGAACATCTTTATGGAACGGCAACTTATTCCATGCTTTAATGATCAGGTTTACACCATCAATTACCCTGTTAATCCACCATTCGTAATAACGCAGAATCAAGTTGATACCTTTTTGGACGATATCTACTAACCAGTTCCATGCTTTTTTCAACGCGTTAACAACAGTATCCCAATTTTTCCACAACAAAATCGCTGCAGCAATAACAGCAGCAATAGCAAGAACAATCATTGTTCCCGGAAACATAGCAGTAACCGTATTCAACAAACCTTGCTCAACGATCAAGGCACCTAAGGCAGTTACTTCACCCCACATGGTCGCAATTTTCGTGCCAGTTTGGACAATGAACTTTCCAAGATCAATCGCACCCATCGCTGCTTTGTAGGCAATGAATCCACCAGCAATCAAAGCGATCACAGGAACTAAAGCATCCATCAGACCTTTATGCTCAGCGAGGAAACCCGACAACTTCGCAGCAATTTCAACAGTTAAGGAAATCGCAGGAATCACAGCAGCCAAAAATATCGCAGCAAGTCTCTGAAAAATCGGAACCAAATTCGTAACAACATCACCCAACGATTTCATAAACGTCGCAATTTGCGGAACATAAGGCATAACTGCTTCAATAGCACCTTGAGCGATCGACATTCCTACAGCAATCAAATTACCAACCGCAATCATCACAGGAGTCATCAACGGCAGCAATTGTTGGAACAACGTAAATATGTTCAACACCAACGTGTTAATCGTTGGACCAATCGCTGTCAACGTAGTTCCGACCATTTTGATCAATTCCGGCAACATTTTTTTCAAGCCTTCTGCAGCCGGTTGCATCATTTTGCCAAGTTCAATCGAGATCGTGTCTTTTAATGTGGACATCAAACCCATCATCGATTGAGATTGAACAGCCATCATTCCCTTAACGCGAGTCATCGCTGGACCGGCATAAGTTTCAATAGCAGTCATAACATCGTTAGCAACAAGAGCACCGTCAGAAGCCAATTTTCGTACTTCAGGAACAGATTTACCGATCGATGCTGCAAGGGCATCCCAAATAGGAACACCGGACGACGCTAATTGCATCATGTCCTGACCGGTAACTTTGCCAGCCGTGTTCATCTGTTGTAACGCATAAACTGCTCGACCGATACCTTCAGCACCAGTACCCATCGCTGATGTAGCGTCGCCCAACGCAGTCATGATCGGAATTACTCGATCTGCAGCAACACCAGTAGTTAAAAGTTTCGACGCCGCGTCACGCAACTGTGGGAACTCAAACGGAGTTGACGCAGCAAACTTATTCAAATCATCAAACATTTTTTTGGCTTTACCAGCCGAACCCAACAACGTTTCGAACGAAATTAACGCTTGTTCGTTTGCTGCAGCAGTTTTAATACCCATCATGCCGGCGGCAGCACCCATTGCGCCTAAGGCACCAACACCAATCGTTGCAAGTCGACCAAATCCACCGAGGAACTTACTTAAACCACCTGAACCACCACCAGCATTTTGCAGACTTGAATCTACACCTTTAGCAGCAGTTTCTAACGATTTAAGATTAGCGATAGCGCCAGCGGTGACAGCGCTAAATATCGCCTTTACTTCTAAGTCTGCCACCGCTATCTCCTACGATTTTTCTTTGAGTTCTGTTCTTCTTCCCAGTTCCTCAATTTGATTAGTGCTTTCCACTCAACAATCTCGGAGGACGAAATTGGTAAATGTCCGGGCGAACCGCATAAAAGTTCTTCGACAGTTCGCCCTAAATGCCACGCCAACTCAAAAAGAAATCGTCTTTCATGGTTGGCTAAGAATCTTTTCCCGCTGCGTCGACCGCACCTTCTGCGAATCCGGAGAGACGCATAGCAATGGCAACAATTCTGTCAAGGACAGCACCTGATTTTGACATCAAGACTTCTGTATCTTTGGCTTCGAAAACTTGCTCACCGGTAGTTGGATCGAATACACATCCAATAATGATTTCAGGCAACACACGACCAAAGTTCATTTTGCCGTTGTTATCTGACGCATCTTGGACAAGTACTGCACGAGCCGCTCCCGACATGCTTCTGACTTTCACGCTGCAAGCCCATTCAGGGATTTCAACGATTTCTTCGGCTGAGTCGTTTGCTGCAATAATGCGGTCACGTAGGGACACGGTATTTCTCCTTGTTTTAGTTTGGGAACTTGACTCTACTACCAAGTTGTGCGTGTGATGGCACCAGTTACTTGCAGGTCGAGCGAATAAGTAACAACGTCGCCCACTGGTGCAGACACCTCATATGAAGTGATCATGCAAAGTCCGGTCAATTTGACCATGCCTGTCGTGCTACCGCTTGGACCGTAGTTAAAATTCAATGTCGTCGATTGACCCACTGCTGGTGCAATATAGCCGTCGAAGGTTGAGTCCCAAAGACCGCTAACACTAATCGTTGCGTCTGACAAACCTACAATGTAGGTTTTTGCTGCGTTACCGAAAACAGTTGTTTCTGCTGTCTCGATACTACGTGGAAACGAAACTTCGTTAGTGTATGCGGAAATATCGCGCAACACAGCACCTGAGTCGTCTAACTTGAATACTGCTGATTTACCGTGTACGAATGCCATTATTTTCTCCTAGTTTCTTGCGAAGTTTATGTGGTATGTGATACTGCCTGTGCCCGACGCTGTCAACGTAGAACGCAAATAACGATTGACAGTTGTGCCAGCCGCTACAGTTTTTCTTTCAGCAGTTTTTGTGACAGTTGGAACTGTCGTAAAAGTTACGAGATCAGCCCATGTCGAGTTATCAGCAGAGTGCTGAACCTTAAACACGTCGCCGGCATTCATGGTGTTTGCAGTTACATGCAAATTGGCTGCACCACCATTGGCAGAACTAACAGCGTTATCGACGGACGCATTGCTCGTAGTTGCTGTATCTGCACTCAAAGCATGCAGAGAAATTGCTTCTGTAATACCGGCATCCGCTTGAAATTCGGCATTAGCCGAAACGACATCGCCAACAGGAGAACTTACTTCGTACGAAGTCATTTTGCCTGTGGCAGTTGTTACTCGTGTTCCAATAGTCGTAACACCAGTCAAAGAAATCGTAATAACACCACCAGTATTGTCACCAAGAACGTCTGTCATTTCGGCATCAATAGCATTCGCTGAACCATCGAACATGCCGCTCAAACTGATCGTGCCGTCCTTTAAGCCAACAATGTACGATTTTGCAGATGAACCAAAAGCGGTTGTCTCTGCAGTTTCTACATCACGCTTAGTCGAAATCTCGTTAAAGTAACCCGACAAATCAAATTCGTTGTGCAGAATCTGAGCAGATTTACCGTGTAGAAACGCCATGACTATTTACCAACTTTCTTAGAGTCGGCAGGTGCGGACTCGATCGGTTCTTCTTCAACGATTTCATCGGCTTTTCCAACGAGTTCAATAAGGTTTTGCTCGGCAAGCCACTTGATCGACTTTGCAGGCAAATCAGATACAACGTCGCCAACCAAGGCATGACGATCCGGCGGATAGTCCAATTCTACGAGCACCTTATATTTCGCCATAACACTCCTGATCTTGGGCATGCCGCGACTAAGCGACACGCTCAGACCCACATTGGGGTACGTATCGGGCGCGGCTCCTAGACCACTAAGGCACGTTCACTTTGGATATTACACGCTTAACGGAGCGGGCTCTACTTGAGCGTAGTTACGCGCAAATGCTAGTTAAGGGTAAATGTTCCAGTTGCCTAAACCGGATTGCGTTTCAGTCAAGATACGTTTAGCAACTTTCAACTGGCATGGTAAATCAAACAAACCATTCAAATCAGTTGCACACGTTTGTCGCACAACGGTTTTCCAGCAAGAATTAACCTGCAACAAACCTCGATCAATAGAACCGTTTTTATTGAGCGTCCAAATCACTTTGCCGGCTTTGTCAAACCGAGCATTAACCGCTTTTGGATTACAACCTGACTCACGCCAAGCAATATACGAAAACACTTCAACCGGCTCTAAACCGTATTCTCTGAACAACGGTTCGAACTCAGGACAACGTTTCGTTTTATCTGACGGAACAGACGAGTAAGCCTTAACATCATGGGTTACAGCGATAGCAGGCGCAACGTATACTCTGTCATACTGCTCTACAAATGATGTAGTGGGTCGCTTGACTTCCGGCGCTTCTGCGCTCGACACATGTCCAGTACCTAAAATGATCACAGACAATAATCCTGCGCAAATGAATCGCCGCATTCAGTCTCCTAACCTAAGCGGATATGACCTTGTCATGAACTTCTCATTAACCTTAACAAGTTTCGACGTTGGCAACACAAGTCAATGTCGGTTACTAAACCCCGTTATTTATAGCATCAACTGCTTGCTTGGAGAACCGGAAAGCCTTACCAGTACTGACTTGACGACCAACGAACGGATTTTTTGATCCTTTGCTAATTCCAAGAAAAATATATTCGCTAGAACCAACAAAAAACTTGTTACCAAGCGTGTTCGGAAGCAAATCATACACATACCAACTAGCAGCAAATCTTTGGGCTGCAGCAGATGTCGTATTTATGCCATTCTTGCCGAGCGTAATTTTGCTTGCTTCAAGTTTGAGCACAAAACCATCACCATATTTAACATTGCTCGTGTCTAGTTCCAGCCCGTGTTCCTTAAATAAAAGTTCTATTTGAGGCATCAATCGGGTACGAATATCGACGGCGGTTTCTTTGGATACTGCTGTTTCTATGTTTTTTGTCATGACTTCATCTTGACATCACGCAACAGAAATTGCAACCATATAAAACCGTTATTACATAAGGGTTTTATCAAATAAGATTATTTCAAACAAAAACGCGTCCCTCGTTTACTCCCGGGGGGAATCGCCACCTGAAAATACGCGATTACGTCTGTTGCTGATTCGCCGCCTTACACCGTGAGCAAGCAATCCGCCATGGTCGAGAAACTTGTTCAGCCAAAAGCCGGTTACACCGCCAACACCTCGGCTTGTCATCAGTCGTAATTTTACGACCGTATGCGTCAGCCGTGACGTTCGACAATTTCACCACAATCACATACGAGGACACCACCAGCAAAAGTATTCATTGACCGCATTTTGCTTTCAGGATGACCGCATGGTGTCGGATCGATCTGAACCGGTGATCCGGCTAAAAGTATCTGTGCGGAGACAATTAACTTCTGCGCTGCTTCTACAAGCAAAAGGACGGTTTCCTGCTGTTTATCAGACATGGTTAATACCAAAAGACCGCAAAATCACAGGCTAAAAGCGGTCTTTCTTCACCGTCATAATTCAACGGATACACACCAGTCGCATCCAAAGCAGACATAACAGTTACAGACGAACCAGTAACCGAACGCATCGATCCCAAAGAGGCACGACACGCTTCAGCAAGCGTTCTCGCAGCAGGATAATCGTTTCGGGCACCTCGACACACAACCTTGATTTTTGACTTCTGTACGGCTGTTACAGACGTTCCCATAACATAATCCGGCTCACCACCGGACAATTCCATAACCACAACGGCAGCATCAGGACTATCTTGGAATTGCGCCAAAAAAATGTTTGTCCCTAAAGTGCCCACAGAACTAGCCACAAGTCGAGCACCAATAGCATCCAGCAAAGCCATCAGATAAGCCCGCGCATAGTTGCATCGATTCGAGCCTTCAGATTCGTTTCAAATTCTTTCGCTTGTTCTTTTACTGGATCACGTAAATAGTGGGCTTTACGACCAGCATCGTGACGGAAAGAATCATTCTCATGCTGCACTCGTGCGTAATTACGTGCCGCCCCACCATACATGATTTCTACGCTGATCGTGCCTCCAACGTTCGCAGGTGGAGTAACAGTTCCCGAACTAGCCAAAATACCTTTATCGAAAGGAACTTGTTTCTGTGAATTAGCAAACGCTGTTAAGGCTTCAGCGTGTACAGCCTTCTCAATAGCCTGCGTTGTTTCCCGAGGCGCAACAGCAAGCAGATGCAAATACTTGTCCATGTTCGTCATTTTGACATTTACCGTTGTCATCAGAGAACACCAATAGCAATCTTTGTGTGATGTGCACCATTCTCATCGTTCTGAACTTCAACAGACAAAACAGTTGCTTGCGAAGCATCAGGTAGCAAAATCTTGCTATTCGTGGAAACAGTCGGATTACCGTAACAGTAAATCGTTCCGGTAGAAACAACATCCTTACCGTTTGCGTTACGAATTACTTTCGTGGTGGGAACGATTCGACATGATACCGACGTACCTGAAGCCGAGTACGAAACCTTCCCATACTCATCAACAGTCGACGAAGCATAAATCGTTACCGTCGATCCCATCATTCCCAAGAACGCAGCGTTGATCGTCATACATATCTATCCGAACCTAAAGCGAACTTAGCCCCACCGAAAACATCACCGTTTACATCGGTATAAAAGGTAGGCGATGGCGGACTTGAACGCTGCAATTGTTCTGCAAGGTCATTCGCCTGCTTATTCCATCTGTCTGCTTGCTCACCGTATTGAGTCGACAAAGATAAATCACCAACAGTTTTAGAGTAATCCGACTTTCCGGCAAACTTAGACGACAACGCATAACAACCCCGAACCGCTGCATCATAAGCATCGCTATTACCTTCTGAAAGCAAAAACGCTATTTCAGCATCGGTGAACAGTTGGTTCGTCGTATCGGTATCGCCGATAAGAAACCTTACTTTGTCCCGTGCAACCGCGGACGGATCGCCAGCGTATGTCCACGCCATAGTTAATCCAGCGTGAGAGTTAGCGACGTAATCTGAAAAGTATCTCCAGCAGTAACCGCAGCAGTAGAACTGAACGCACCTGACCACAAACAGTTGCCAGCAGTTGCAGCATCCCACAATGACCAATAAGCATATGTTTCAGTAGCACTTACGTTCGTCCACGTCACAGTAGCAGAACTCACCATAGAACCCGAAGCAGCAGAACTAAAACCAATTAACTTACGAGTAGTTTCTGCCGCGGCACCGCTAGAACCTGTTTCGCCCGGATCCGACAAATGCAATTTCACATAAGGGGTGGCAACAGAAAACGATACAGCACCAAGGGTGTCGAGTAATTTGTTTTCCGCGTAGTTAGATATGCTCACCGGTTAACACTTTCGTTTCAGATGTGGTTTTGATATTAGACGACTTCTTCGCAACAGTCTTGTTCACCGTAGTGTCGTTCCCTGCATCGCCATGAACAACTACTAGATAACGCAAACCAAGTAACGAATTAACGTTCTTCCAGTTTTCTGCATCGACGATTTCACCAATTTCGTGAAAGCCGTGTTCACCCTGCAATCGTTTCTGAACTTTGTAAGCCATTTTCCCTCCGATTATGGACACTTAAGGTCACTTGACCGAAAGTTATGCGCGATAAAGAACAACAGTTGACGACGAAGCGATTCGAACCCAAAATGTTGCCGAACTTGCAGCAGCAATCGTAGCCGAACCAATAATCGTTACACCAGTTCCACCAACAAGCGTTAGTGCATAAGTTGCAGCAGCAAGGTTAATTACTGTGAACTCTGACGAGTCGCCAACTTCCCAACGCGGAGACAAAGCAATAATTGCTGCTGCTGTTCCGGTTGTTAAGTTACGTGCAGTTGTCGGAGTTGCCGAAACAATTGTGTTCGTAATGATGTTGGCTGCTGAAGCAACCATCGAAGCACCATCAGCCACAGTTGCTGCGGAACGAGTAATCGACTCTCCTGCACTACGAACGAAAGATTTCGAACGAATAGCACCGACTAGCGCGTTACCTCTTGTGAGTTTGTTTGACACTATTTATTCCTTCCACTTATTGGAATCAGGAAACTGCTCCGTTAAAGAAGTAGCCAAGGTCACTTGCAACGACTTTCATGTCGAAGCCCATTTCACCTTCGATGCGATCAGCCTTCAAGTGTTCCATGCGGAATCGTGAAGTACCAATCGTTGCACCAAGTCCTTGCGAGACACCAGTCCACGAGAACACGTAACCACCCGAAGGCTGTAGCAGACCCGGAGTCTTAGCAGCATGGGTCAAAAGGGCGTGGTTGCCAGCGTTAAACGCATAGACACCAGTTGCACCTTCATTGTTAGTTGCTTTTACAGACTTAGCAATAACTACACGGTCAACTTCAAACATGCGAGCCAACATATCGGTGGTCACAGTTGAGGACGATGTGTACTTAACACGGTCAACAATGTCAGGGTGGTTCTTCAAGGCTTTGAACACCTTGTAACCAAGAACGAGCGTGTTTGCTTCGTAACCTGTCTTTGACAGAATTGTCTGCTTGCCAGTCTCGATGTCGTCGATCGGATCAGACGAAGTGTAAACATCCCACAAGTTCGTTGGGGTGCTATCTGTATCCCAAATGCTTGTAGTGAAATACTTCGTCATGAAAGTAGTTTCCATCTTCATCAAAAGACGGTTTGTGACGAACTCTGCTGCTTCACGATCCGGATTGATCGGTGCGTCAGCGTTTGCACGTACCTGATCGCCAACATCCTTGTGGAAAGCCCACACGTCAGCCGAGTATGAACTGGTGCTGATGTTGTAACCGCCACCTGCCGACTCTGTGCCGTCTGCACGAAGTTGTGCTTCGTCACGGAACCAATCGTTCTTGGTGTAAGTGAAGTACTTGTCAGACTTTTTGTCGACAGGCACAATCGGGAAAATCTGTGGTGCAACGAAATTCGCTGCTTGTTGCATGTAGGCGACCGAGATATTGGTCAAGATCGCATCAACATGAACCTGTGAACTAGTTGGCTGTGGCATGGAATCGTTTCTCCTGTTTTTCTATTCGGAACTTATGCTGCTCGGTTTGGACTTGCACAGTTAATAACAGCAGTTGCGACGTCACCATCGGCTGCGGATGCAAGAATTACGAGTCCTACCGCGTACTCGGTGGTGTCAGTTCCAGCAGTTTTAGCGTCTGCTTTACCGGCTGAGTCTGTACCAATTACTACTGCTGTTGCAATTGCAGCGCCACAAACTAATTTTGTGCCACCAACAACAACAACTTCTGCAGGCTGACCACTTGTTGGAGTGTTCTGCAACACACCGAACGGAATGTCAGTTGCTGCTGCACAAAGAACAACTTGTGCAGATGAGTTCAACTTAACAAAGTAGTACTGCTTGGCTGACAAGTCAGCACCAGCAGGCATTGAGACTTTGACTGCATTATTTGCGATTTCGTATGCCATGATATTGCTCCTTAGTTAAGCGCGCTTCTCAGCGAGATAGTCGTTATACAGTTCAGGTTTCGTAGCAGTTACCGCGGAAACTGCTTGTTCGATTGTCTTGAACTCTCCAGCAGCAACAGCACTCTTTGCCATCGCCTGAATCTTGCCGTATGCGTCACCCGCATCTGGACGGACACCAGTACCCAATTCTGCGAACAACGAAGCGGTTTCGCTTTGCTCGTTCAATGAAACAAGGGTTTTCTCAAGTTGTTCTGAAAGTTCCGGCGCAATTTCTGCGAGTTGGCGAAGCATTGGACCGACTTCTTCAGCGTTCCACGAAAGGGCATCAAGCGATGCTGCCTTAGCAACATACTCAGAGTTCATACGCTCAACACGCTCTTTGCGAAGTTCGGTACGGGCTTGCTCTGCGGCATCATTTGCCTTGCGAAGCATTTCGCGGACAGGTGCAGGAACAGACTTCATCATTTCTTCTTCAGAAACAACTTCTTCCTCAACGGCAGGGGCTTCAACAATTGCGTTCTCCAACTCGGAAATACGAGCATGGGCAATTTCTAGTTCTTTTGTAAGTTCTTCTACTTGCAACATTTCTTCATCCTTTTCTTCTGCTTCAGCAGCAGCGGTTTCGAGCACTTCGGAAAGTTCTGATTCTTCGGCTGATTTCATAATGACCCAACCTTCGTGAAGGTGCGCAGGATGATCAACGGCGCTTGTCTCATTAACGTCTAGATTTTCCATCTTGACTTCTTCCTGCACGTAGAGTCTCCTTCGACTTGTGTGACATCGTACACTAATTGCTTATATCACTTGCAACATTACTATCCTTTAGCGGATAATTCATACAATTTGACTAAAGCATTACGAGGATTCGACCAGCCAGCAGACATAAAACTTTTACCAGCAGGCACATCAACTTTGTATTTAACAAGCATGCGAGGCTTATCCAATAAGGTTTCTAGCGATTTAATCAAACTGTGAATCGCATCCAATTTCGTCGCTGAATCATTTTGCGTAAAAAGTGTTCGATCGCGTACACCGTAATCCGGCATCTCAAAATATTCGAGTCGTTCAATCTGACCACTCGTGTTTTTGTATTCATGTTGAACTCTTTGCCATACACCGAACTCAATAGCAGTTTCCAAACTGTACACAACAGACATGCAATCCTCGTTTCGGTGGGAAACAGACTCTAGTCGCTATGTATCAGACGAACCACTTCACCTGTATTTATTAAAAGTCGTAATCGGACGAATCTCTGATGCCTTCTAAAAAGCCTTGAATACGTTCTGTTTCACGCACAGTTTTTAATGCTTGGTTTTCTTGTTTTAACAACATCATACGAAACAACATTCTGATTTTGCCAACCATATATCCGGATAAAAAAACTGTTATAGCAAAAAGCGAAATCCTCATAAAAATTCAATCATTTCTTGAACGCCACCGTTAAGCACAACAGTAGGTTGGCGAGACACCTTGCCGCGTGATGACGACAACTTTACATCAATTCTGTCAAACGGAGCGTCAGTAACCATTTCAAGAAAACTTGGACTTAGCAACTGCTTTATCCACGCTTCAATCATGGGTGGGATTTCGGGCTGTGACATTACTGCATTAAATCGACGTAAATGCCGCTAAGTTTTTCTTTCTTACGTGCAGCCAGCCCACCAATGCTGTAGCCGCGAATCTGACCCTTCTTCACCATTTCCCAAGCCCACGGTTCCCATTGAACACCGAGAAAAACCGTTCCGGCAGGAAACTTCTGTTTGTTCAACGAATTAGTCGACGGATCCAACACCGGAACAACAGTCTCAAAAGGCATCGTCATAGCCTCAACCCATTCACCGGCTTTCGTGTTCGGCTGATGTTGCAATCTGATAGTACGATCAGCCTTCTTTACGTAATTCCAAAGAGCATCCTGTAACTGTTCGGGATCAGTCCATTCGTTATGGGCATCCAAAGTGTTAGGCACATACCACGGACCGAGCGTAAAACGCTTCTCAGCAACACTTTTAACGATCAACGATTTATCAACTCTGTCTAAGATTGAGCGTGTCCAATCCCAAGCAGCATCTCCACCCCAAGCAGCCCAAGCAACACGACCCGGCGACGGATACCCTTTTTCACCTACATGAAATCCTTCAGCCTGTTTATCGGCTTGATGACGACCTAAATAACTTTTCATGCGCGTAACAGTACGAAGCGTTAAAGCATCACCATTTGCTAACTGACTTGCACGAGTTCGACCGACAGAGGTGAAACCATTACCAGCATGACCTTCGCTGATCCATTCTAAAGCACGTTTTCCTTCGGCTTGAACACCTTTTGGCGGAGTGTACGTTTCGGCTTTCTCTACCCAATCGGAAAAATCTTCTGCAACAACTTCATTTTCTTTTTTAACCTTCAACCCTTCAATGATCCAAAGTTTGCAAAGACCTTCCGCTTCAACGCTGCCTTGAACGACGTGACATCTGCCACCACCTTCGTAAAAGACACAATTTGAGCATTTCAATCCTTTGCTACGAAACGGATTTTCAGCGGGCATCATATAATGCGCACCATCAGGCGAAGCGTCCTGAACAAATTGACCCATCTCATCTACCAGTTCACACAAGTCTGAATACATTTCATTCTGACGAGGCGTCAAGAACGGTAATTCTGATTCATTCTCATCGTCAGGTTCACCTGACATATCTTCAGGATTCTCCATGGACGGCGTAGCACCGAGCGACCATCCTTGAGCAGTAAGCAATTCATGAACATCAGCAAACTTTGCACCGTTACGCATAGCCATCTCTGCTACGGCTTTCACCTCAGTTTCAGACATCTGCTTATCAAGCGCCGAAATCTTCATGGTGACTTTTGACATAGAAACGACTTTGTCGTGCAATACGTCGGTTGACGGCACATGCTCGATTTTCCGTTTCCGGATTTCATCGGCTATCAGGTGATGCGCTAAAACCACCCCATCGGACAATTCCTTTGTATGCAAGGCATCATGGGCTAAAACTAGAGCACGATCAGATAACTTCTTGATGTTTGCGTCAGGCACGTGAACAGACTACTTTCTAAACAGCAGTAATCAATTACTAAACAGCAGTTGTGCTGTTGGCTACAAGTCGAGCACATTCAGATTTTGTAATCTCGATAAAATCCGGCTCCTGCGTGACACGTTCATACATTTCGTGAGCACGAATCCACCTGCCACCTACAAAGGCTTCAAGAACTAGAGTAGATCGCAGAAATCTGTAAATGCCACGAACATCGTCCTTGTTGTCGATTACATATTTCCAGTAACGATCCGGCTTTGGCACAATTTCATCATACTTCGGATGCAATGCAAATGTCCACGTCCGCGTCATAAATCGGAAAGTACTTACAGCGTTAATGATTAAACAACAAAAACGCGTACTATTTTTTGGGTATGGAGCGAGCGAAGGCTTCGGGCAAGTCGACGGACATATCTGCTTTTTGACCGTTTCGCTCACCGAAATAAACAATCTCTTTTACCCAATTCGGCAGGGTTTCAAAGGATCGTGCTTTTTCACTTTTAAGACCAATCATAAATCGGTGCTTAGACTCAATTTTCAATGGTGCTAAGGCTTTTGCTATGCGCCGTGATACGTCAGGGTTCATATCAACAATATATCATCAAGACGGCTTGAACACCTTGGCAGCATCTGCACCGAAATGCTCACCTAGCGACTTCAATTTAGGGTTATCGAGAACACTTGTGATGTCACGTGCCGCTACGGACGTTCGGTTTAGAACAATGTAATACTGCTCACCACCTTCAAGGTTAATCATAATTCCGTCATAGCCTAAAAGCATTGCAGCGTTACTGTCATTGTACATAAACACGTCGTAAGTTCGTGTCAGCAATTCTTGACGAGCATCAAACTCTGCGTTAATCGCAAGGTTCTGCGGAGTAAAAGACGCATCTTCTGCAGCAGCCCAATACGCTGTGCGTTCCTTGTTCAGTTCAGAAATACTATCAATCAACTTCATTTTCATTTCATTCGATTCAATAGCCAACTGACTGTGTTCGATGAACTTCGCTTCCGGCGATATAAGCATCTGAACAACTTCTGATCCGGGTCGCGCACCGAAACGTCGACCAGCATAATCAATCGCTGTTTTTATATTCGTACTTGTGTATGTGCCGTTTCCATAAATGCCTTGCCCATAAAAATAGTCGCCTTCAAGAAATGCTTGCGCCAAACTTTTTTCACCACTATGAGACAACCCCCTATAGATCGGCTGCCAACCATCAGCAATTAACGTGTCGGCTTGTTCCTTCGTCACTATTTGCGGCAGACCATCAAAACCTTGATCTTGAACTAAGCGTTCACCTGATTTAACTGTAGCGCCATAACCTTTTTTCTCAGATTCTGTTATCGCATGGGGAATTGCATCCTCAACAGTTTGCACCTTGAACTTCGCAGGACGGTACGCAGACGTAACAGACGAAATCGGCTCATCGACCAATGTTACACGTCCACCACCAAAGCCCGGAATATTCTTTACACCTCGTGGAACTTTCAGACCGTCAATTACATCTTCCATCTCTAATTGCAATTTGCGCCATTCGGCAGACTTCGGATCCAACTTTCTTTGCATCTCATACAAGCGGTGAACTTCATTTTTCTTCTGCAAAGACGCTTCGGTATGTAATTGCAATTCGAACCAATCACCATTTACGGTTTTCACATGGATGTTTACACCGTGATACGTGTCCGGCTTAGTCCATCGTGTTTTTACTCTCACCTCAGAATTCGTTCGCTTTAACGAATTAAGAATCTTTTGTGTTTCTGCAGCATATTGGTTTTCTTCAAGAACCATCGTGTAACGCACCACGTCGCGCATTTCTGCGGCAGCCTGAGCAGTAGAGATCGGAGTCTCCGCAAACCGTGTTTCACCAGCAATCTTTCTTGCCAACGAATTACGTTCCTTAAGTCGGTGTTGCAAACCATCGAGTCGACCACCGTGAACATCTGCCAAACCTTGCATCTGCATCGTTACCGCAGGCTCAATTTCTAAAGCCCTATTTCTTATCTCATCTGCTGCCGCATATTCCTGATCCGTGTAAGACAACAATTCTTTTATTTCTTCAATAGAAATCGGAACAATCACAGCCGTACAACGACAATTCGGGTGAGCAGGCGGCATCTTCACACCAACAGAAAAATCCTCAAATACTTTGACTGTTTCATTACTTAAAGCAGAACAAATATCACACACCGTTGGCTTTCCAGCCATTGACGTCGAAGGACCGGTCAACCATTGTTTCTTCGCAGTTTTGGGATCGATCAGTTTTTGCTGTCCGGCTTCCAACCATGACATGAAACGTCCTTGATTCTGTGCTGTCTGTATTTCAGTACGCGCAATGTTTGACGCTCGGGCACGAAGCAAACGATCGTGATACCTTTCGCGAAATGCTTGCGCCTTCGCTTCGGCTTTATCTAGCGCCATACCGGTATCCGTAAGTCGTTTGAGTTCTACAGCATGGGCGCTTTCAACGGCTTTAGCCCAACGATCATGCAAACCGATTTGACCGCGTATTGACTGCGCTATTTGCGTTGCAGTTAATTGCTGTTCGATGCCGGCAACCAAAGAATCATGAACTATTCTTCGCTGTTCCTCCGAGAGTTGTTTTACAAACGTTCCAGCACGTTCACGAGCGTACGCGACGGCTCTCGGATCGAGTTTTTCGAAGTCATACCTTGTAACGATTTCTTGTGGCAAAGATCGTGCTTCACGGACAGCCTCCGAAACAGTTGCAGCAGCAATCGTGTTTTCAACGCCAGCAGCAAACTCAGCGGGAATGTTCGCCAAATTGGTATTCACCAAACCGCTATCCATCAAGAACTGAATCTGAGCCATATCTGTTCCGTCAGCAATAAGGCTTACAAGATTACGATAAGCGTTAGCAACAGCATTTTCTTCTGCTGTCAATACTCGTGTGGCACGAATACCGGCAGACGTATTAGGCAACGACGCTTTCAACATCAAATTCGTACTTCGGGTACGTTGAACGTCTTTCGTTTTGACGTGAACAAACATAACTACAACTTCAGATTTGCTGCTTCGGGAGCACCACCCTCTGTCTCGACGTCGTCCTCAGCCTTCGCTTCTTCTGCAACTACTTCTTTAGGAACCGCCGCAGGCTTCGGTGCTTCGGGGATCGGCATCACACCATCTTTTTCTTCCCTTGGTGGCATACCGGAAAGATTACGCAAATACGTATCTAAGCCACCGTCAACAACAAGTGCACCAGCACCAGCAGTTTTCTGAATAAAGTCGCCGAGCAACGCCAAGTCCACATGGACGATTTCGCCGAACGTGATTTCCGGCTGATGAGCAGTTTTAATACCGTTTAGTTTAAGCAGACGAGGAACCGCGTACTGGTTCAGAACCTGAGCGATCGAGCGAGCAATCTGCTGAATAGCAGTCGTAAACAAGTCAACCTTCGATGCACCCAAAGCAAACGATCCTACGTTTTCGTGACCGAGCAAAATGAAGTCAGCCAACGCTGTCATCGCAATACGTTGATCGTAACGCGCAACAATTTTGTCGGTATCGAATTGTCGTGCACCACCGGTCGTTAAAAGCGACAATCTGTACTGCTCTCTACCATCAGCATCGTAGGCAAGGGGGAACAGGATGCCTTCGTTTTCATTGCGCTTAATCCCGCGTACTAAGTCCTCAATCGCACCTCTAGCCATGACCATGTCAGCAGTTGCACGGCTTGAAAGCATTTCCGGTGGAACATGAGCAACAGGCAATCCAGCCAAATCACGCTCAATACCCACAGCCTCGATTTCTTCAATCGTTTTCTTGAAACGCCATGGACGGTAAGCATTTCGTAGCAACGAACGACCCTCAGGGTTGTTTCTGTTCGCTGTTGTACGAAACAACAATGCTTTCTCAATCGGAATAAAAATGTTTCCCTTAGCAGCAATCCCGTTCGGATCCATTTGGTACATGCCCTGAATACCGCCTTTGGTATCCAACTGCCATGACCATGTGGTTTCTTGTGCGCGTACAGCAATTTTGCGCCAACCGATTTTGCCGTCATCGTATGCAGACGAACCACCATCTTCGCTTTCACCATCACGTTTTTTGTACACGATTTCGCAGAAGGCATATCCATACACCAACATGGACAGAACCTCTGAAATGAACTGTTGCCACGGCACGTTCATGTCGTACATGCACGAATCAATAAACTTTGCTGTGTCGATGTCGTCCTGCGTTTGATCCTCGCCTTCGTAGGCATCAACACGCCAGTCGATGTTCAGAATCAATCGCTCAATAGCGAAAAGCAAAGCACCGACAATCGGATCGTTGTCAGACATTTCACGGTACGCCTTAGCGCCAACCGTTCCACGAAGTCCGGTAAGGAACTCCTCATGAATAAATCCACCAGTTCGCTTTAGACCGGATACACCTAATTCCTCGAACGCGTTTTCAGCGGACAATGGCTCATTCAGCATTATGTACCTTTTTGACTTCTTTAACCATTCCCAATGGAATACACATACGTGTGTTTGTACACGTTCCTTCCTTAATCAGATCGCCTGCAAGGATTAGTTCGTGCTCTGTCTGCATAAGGAAAAATCCTGCGGTGAACGCTTCACACGGAACAGGTTTCAAGTCTTTCAATTCTTCCCAACCTGATTCGTGATTATGTGCATCGAACCATCGCACGAGTAACACATCGCCAATTTTGTACTTGACCGCGGTTTTCTTTACTGTGGTGGTGCGTTTAGCCATAACAACATCGTACAATCACTTAGGACTAACATCGCCTTCACTACGGTTGTTCATAACTTGTCCGATTAAGCGCAATGCTTCCCGTTCCGTAAAACCGGCACCAATCAAAGATTTATACAATTCATGCAACGCCACCGCACCTTGTTGCAAGTCCGTCAAGAATTCGCTCATGGGCAAATATCATACACTACTGTTTGTCGACTTTATACCCTACTGTTCGTACAAGGCGAGCGTGGGTGGTCGAATCAGAACCACCCGACGCTCTAGGCGCATCTGAAAAGGGGGGAACAGAGCGCACAACCTTGCGCCTGAACTGTATAGAGACATAGAAACTATGTCAACACCTAAGACCGCTAGCAGGCTTCTAGATCACCGCTAAGGCACGTCGGGTATGAATATGACCGCCACCGACATTGGCTTCATATAGGGCTTCCTCAGGCGTACAGTCAAACCTGTCCCAATAACGGTAAGCCCTTAAACCTTGCAAAGCGGTAAATCCGGCAAAACCGTTCGCTTTCATCCAAGCGTAAATCATCTGTTTTTCACTCATGGTTCGCATCTTCTTTTTCATCATCTGCTACTAGCGGAATTGTTGATGTCGACCACATCGCGTTTTCTAACGATTCAAGCAAAAAGATCGGGAACTCTAAATCTTGCTTCAACATGAAATCCACCGCTTTCGTCAAAGATTCATCGGTTGCTTCAATAAACGAACCTGCCCATTTTGATCCGGCACCGTAACCGTCCGTGAAAAAATCGCGTACAGATTTCGGGTCAAGTTCGACTGTTGTTTGCACAGCCAAAGATTTCATATAACGGTTGATCGCACTCATTCTCCCTCTCTAAGTTCTTTGGAGAACTCCTGTCGCCATTCAGTCATCTCAAACAAGATTTCATCAAACGAAGCACCAAACGGATACTTCGCAAAACCTATCTCGTATTGACCGGTTTCGTTACTGAACAGTTGCCAAGCATCAAGCAGTTTCGACGCACTTGTGACGAAGTTGTCAAGTTCTTCAGTCACCACATCGGCTATCGCCTGCACCTTACGCTCCCATGTCATTTCCATACTGTTTCTCCTTTTCGTTTCGATTCCAAAATCCAACATTATCATTTGTGTGCTTCTATGAACGAAGTCACTAATTCAAGTGGGCACAATTTTTGCCATTGACCACCTAAATGAACACTAAAACCAACCAAGTCACCGCAAACCTCAAAATAGTACGGTTCGTTTTCCCCTGCTACATGATAAACACTATGCTCATCCATCCAAATCAAAGTTCCTTTTCGTAACGTACCTGCCATCAGATTTCGCTGAACATTGTGCTTATAGGACATTTTGTCTCCCGTGTTCGTTGTCATAGATACATCTTGTTGCAAACGAACGTAAATTGCAAGTAAATCGCTGTGAAACCGGTCACAATTCAGATCCGCCTTTAAGCGAACCTTGAACGCCTTACCCATAGAACAGGGGGTACTGATATGGGTAGGCGTTCTTCACGCAAAAGCAGGGCTACGGCTCATCTCTACGAAGCGTTGGATCGACTTCATGGATCGTGTCGAACGAGGCACCGGACATTTTGAGCAGACGACCATCACGCCCAAACGCAATCCAAGACGAAGCGTCCGGATCGCAGCCACAACCGGATACGCGCATCGGATCATGCTTGATTACATACTGACATTTCCGGCAACGAAGTTCGACGGTGCTCATTTCCCAAGCACTATCTGTAAGCCCACAGGCAAGTTAGTCCCGAACCTATCAACAGCATCGTCTAAGGCACGGCTTAAATTACCCCAACAATGCTCTCGGGTTAAACCCCAAAGCGTGTCGCCTTCCAAAACGGTAATCGGTTTCGTATCACAGTCATACCGTGCAATCTCACGATCTAATTGCTTCCATTGCATCACACCAAATCCGGTTGCTACAACTAAGGCAGCAGAAATTATTACGCGTTTCAGATTCATCGCTTTCCTTTCAATCTTTGTCTAGGTAACTGTGGAAATGTCGTTCGTTAAAACCGGACTCATTGTGCTTATCAACAGAACGTTTCGCAGACCAATGCAACCAAATGTAAGCGACGAGCATAAAACTTACAATCAAGCGCATCAGGCATTCCCTCCATAACGGTTCAACTTGAAAAAAGCCATCGCCGCAGGATGATCGTAACCTTGCTCGATCGCCTGCCAATAAACGGCGTACCGGACAGGATCGTTCAACGCTGCTTGTTCAGAGAACACACCAACAATCTTAAACACATCGGTGCTCATGATACTGTCACCCAATTCATCGCTGTCTGAAGCAAATGGTCATAATCGCCACTCGTTGCTTCGTCAAAGAACTCTTTGACTTCTTTTCGATCAACACCACGACGACGCATTTCTAATTGCACTTTGCCGAGGATCGCAAAAGCGTTTCCATCCTCCCCAACCAAAGACACTTCAATATCCGGATACTTAACCATGCTCATCTCCTTTGTTGTCATTGTTCTACTCATTAACCATGCCACTTATTCAACAGTTTAGCAAGCGCATTCACCTTGTTCGTTGCTATTTGGGCACTATCAGATTCGCCTGTTTGCAACCACTCTTTCTTCGCCAAGCCAATTAACTGCAAGTCGATTTCCATCAACAATTCTATTGCAGCGTAAAAGTCGTCGTCGCCGAGGAACGGCGCTGGCTGATTAAACGGCTTTTTGCATGAGTGACAGTTTTCGCCGTCCCAATACTTTGAGCCACAGTAACAAATGTCGATCCCTTCAACTGGCACCAAGGCAAAAGTCATGCTGCTACCGCCACATCAAGAGCACCTTGCAACGCCAACTTTGCAAGTCCGGCTTTCCAAACTTTCAATGTCACCATCTCAAGGCTACGACCACGTTGCTTCGACAAACCATATTCAGCGCTCATACCGGCAATCCGCTTAATCCCCCATAACAACTGGTAAGTACGAACGCTGATATACAGCGCCTCATCACCTTTCTTAATGTTTTTGGAGAACCCGTGCATATATTGGGCAAGCCAAACTTTTTCGTCTGTACTGAACTCTCTCATCATTCCCCTCTTTCCTGTGTTTTTTGTCATACATTCATCTTGTCGGACGCGTACGCTAAATGCAAGCAATTCCAACGGGAACACACCTTATAGCATAAGGCAAACAAACAAAGTTTAAGAAATGTCTGATTCGACCGTGTCAGCAGGCATCATAACAATCGCTGTCGCGCTATGTGCTTCAGGGTTCTGACAAGTTGGAGACTCACGAAGTTTGACATGAACAACAATCGTGCAATCACATTTCGGACAACGATATTCTTCCTTGAACATTACGGTTCGACCAGCCCATAACTAACAGTTTGCAACGTCATACGCATTTCTTCAAACAAGTTGGCTGAATCTGAAATCTGTTGCAATTTGTACAACGCACTTGGTGAGTGATCTCCGGCACGTCTGCAAATTACGCGTGTGGCAAATCTTGACATCACGACAGTTGCACGGATTCGACGTGCATCAGGATTAGCCGTAGGGGTAGCGTAATCAAAAAAACTATTCGGCTCTGCAGACCAACCATTCATGGTGGCAACAGCAAATGACGGCTCGACACCTAAATCTAAGCATTCACCGGTTTCCATATCTTCAATTAACAAATCTTCAAGTCCATCTCTGTGAACTTCGACACCATAGATTTTTGGAAACAACGCATTGTAAGACGGCTGCACAGTCCAAAAATGTCGTTCCAAATCGAACGCAAGCAAACTATCGGCATCGCTAAAATCTTTACGTTTCATACGTTCACGCTATAACGCGCACCAATCACTGTCCACCAAAGGCAGGGTGATTTCTCATAGATCGCAACCTTGCATCATTCTTTCGTATTTCATGCAACGTCTGCGCAAACATATACAACGCACCGAGACACCATCCAGCAAAGAACATTGACCACATATCCACTCCTGTTTTGTTCACTAGTTTTTATCCTTCCCTGATGATAATAGCGACTCATAGACAGCCCATTCACGATCGTTCATTTCACCTAATTTCATGCGATTAAAATTGTTGCTTTCCAACCCACCTAGAGACGTAACTTTCAACTTTTCGGCTGGTTCGGAATCTGTTTCAAACATCGCCATTTGTTCAGCATAAAACTCTTCATCCATTTCAAACAGGTCATACCATACTTCCAACCCTCCGTTGCCGTAACATTGGAACACATAATCCTCGGATTCATGCTGAATTGCCAAGGCGATCATATTCGGATCAGGCACATCACTATATGTTTCGATGTAAAACTCGGTGATTTCATCGACTTGCCATTGCTCTAATTCATAGCCCGTACCGTACGGATCATCAAACAACGCATCAGTCCCGTCGTACATTTCCCATGCTTCCGTCACCCTGTAAGACGGCACATAAGGCTTTGTGTGCTCATACGGCTTGTATTTGTAAGACTCGACTACTTTGCCGGTCGTCTTAATAACCATCACCTGCTCATTTTTGAGTGGCACTCGTCTACATGCAATACGCTGTTTTTTCTTTTTTGTCATAAGTCCATCATGGCAGGTACGCATCGTCGATGCAAACACAATCGCGTACGGAAACAGATACTTTCCGGTAAAAGTCGTCGGTATGTGACATAAGGCTAATCTGTCGTTTCATTCAAACGCAGTATCTCCAGCCGTAAATCCTCATCAGACGGAATACCATTCAAAGCAAAATCGGCATCCAAGGCATCCATCAATCCCAACAGTTCGTCATCGGTTAAATCGATTTTATCCTGACCTAATTTGCCGACATACCGGTTATGGACATGCGTTGGCGTCCAACCTTGACCACACCAAATACAAACTACATCTGCATCTTTTTCATCTGTCATTGTCATACTCTCTTTCGTTACTTCTCTTGATCGTACCACATCACTTCACAACAGACCGACCTATCCGAGCAATTATGGCAACGATAATACCGGCTATCAAGCGGCAACGGATCCCAACACCAAACACACCATGACTCTTTATCGGGATCGACTGTGTCAGGCTGTGACACCTGCATTGAACGCTTCTTTTTTATCGCCGAAATATGCTTTAGCAAATCCTTCTGTCACGAGTCGTGTATTCAAGCATTCAGTTTTTGCTTCGTCAGCATACATGTTCGCCAAAATACGACCGTACTTTTCGTTTTTGTCTTTCATCGTTTGGATGAACACATTCGGATTATTGGCTGTCCAAGCAGTAACAAAGGCTTTGGATTTCAGTCCGGCGGCTTTCTCAGCCACGTTAGTCGTACGCGATTCCGGTGTATCAACACCGTAAAGTCGGACACGGATTTCGTGATGGATATTAAACCCGAGGTCAATCATCAAATCGACGGTGTCCCCATCAACCACATGCAAAACCTTTGCAGCATAAAAGAATCGATCGGACACGATTAAGGCTTCCTCATCAATTCAGACGGCTTGGCACCTAATGATTGAGCCTGTGCAGTCCAAGCACCAGCCAAATGAAAAGAGATCGCTGCTTCTGTACTCATTTTCTTAGAGTCTGCTTCGTAGGCACTACGCTTATCTCCAGCCCCAGTTGCCGTATTAGCCAAATCGCTTGATGCTTGACTATGACTTTGGAAATCTCGGTCGTGTTGATGAGCCTTACCAATAGCCTGATCTTTTGTTGCTGTTCCCATAGCGTTTTTCTCACTAGCAATATCCGACGCACTTGTATATTTGGTTGGTCCTGCTGCCTGAATTGAGGACGCCCTATCAAGCCTTGCTGATGCTTCAGGACTTATGCTTTCCGATCCTCCCGCACCACCACCGGAACGTGACGCGAATCGACCGCCTTCACCGTGATGTTCATTGACCTTCTGCAAACCAACCGACGAACGTAATTGCCACGCCCACTTCTGATTCGCATCAATCAACTCAGCAACAAAATTCGCTACACCTTGCTCATTGGCTTTATTCGCAACATCGAAAGTTTCTTTATCA